CCACATTCTTTCTCGGAGGCGTTGATGTTGGCGGCCAAGCAGCAAGAGCAGATAGAACAGGCAAATAGAACTATCAGCAAGCTCCAGCCCAAGGCCGATTTCGCGGACAAGGCTTTCGAGACCTCGGACAAGGTTGATATCGGTATGGCTGCGAAGATATTGAAATTAGGGTTCGGAAGAAACATCCTCTTCAAGAAGCTTAAAGAAATAGGCGTGTTCTTCTCCAACCGGAACGAGCCAAAACAGAAGTACATCAACGCCGGGTATTTCGAGATGACCGAGAAGTTTATTGAGAGGGAGAATCATCCGGGCTTTGTCGTGACGAAGGTACTCGTAACCCAGAAGGGGCTGGCTTACATAAACCATCTTCTGGGAGGTGATCCCGGTGACGGTAAGATTACTAGGATTGTTTGAAAGATCCCCTTCCTTGACTATGCCAAGTATAAAATGTGACCTAAATAGATTAGATGTACGGATTAAGTACGTATACCCAAGACTTTAACATTTTGTGACTTGAAAATAATTGTGAAATATTAAAAGATTGATTGAATATGAAAGAGAACGAGATTAAAAGGATCGTCGTGAAAGCCGACGGTAACGAGATCAAGGTTGACCACGCTCATGAGTTGGTTATTGGTGACTTGACCATAACCCCGGAAATGATGAGAGAGATAAAGAGTATGTCCACTTGCCTGTTCTCTAAGGATATGGACGATATGATAGATACGCTTATCAATTTGAGTTGCGAGGGTAATTACGAGGACGGGTATATCATGGACAAGATGAGGGCCGTGTCATGCGTGAGGGATTTCTTGCGGGTGATCGAGAAAGATAAGACGATTGATTAGTTGATATTATCTTAATAGTCATTATCTTTGTGACAGAGCCAAAGAGCCGTACCGGAGACGTGTTTGCCCCCGGGCGGCTCTTATTATTTATACGCGTATGATAAAAGCTGTATTATTGATAGGAGGGAAGAGGTACGACGTGACGGATCACCTCAAGAACTGGGAGGACGTGGAGATATCGGCTAAGAGGAAGGATCTTGGAGGTGTCGTTCGATCCTTCTCCAACAAGTTCGAGTTCGTGAAGGGGGCATACGACCTTCTTGAGGCCGAGTACCTATCCAATTATACGAAAGCCTCGGCCATATTGGTAATTGGCGTGTTGAACGATAGCTGGGGGTATAACGAGAAGTTTCGTTGCAAGCTCGATTTCTCCACGTACCAGAGCGACGGGTATACGATATCCATAAACGCCATTGACGATAGCGTAGCGTCTATCATCAACGCCAACAAGTCGCAGGTATACGATATCCCGGTATCGGAGCTAAAGGAGGATGCATTGTATTATGACAGGATAAAGCTGCTTAACAAGTCCACGATGTATATAACCCCAAACTTCGAGAACGAGTTGATGCCTGATTACGATCGGTTCATGGCTTTAAGGCTCCAGAGCCGGGAGACGTTATTACCTTTGGCTTACGGGGAGATAAGCACGCCGGTAAAGGGAGTGATGGAGGTCTACGACGTAGGTATGGATATCCCGTACGATAATGCGGGGAAGACAGGTTATTTCGCCTTGTGCCTTGTCGATAAGATCGAGATAAATCTAAGGATACGAATGGTCGTAGACTTGCTGACCACGGCGGTGACATCGTTGCACATAAGGCATATGTCTGCCGACAATAAGCTGAAATCCGACAAAGCCATACTGCTAAGCAAAGATGGATCGTCAGCGGGCGTTACATCTGTAGATGAGAGCCTTTCCTACGCTATGAGGGATGGTGACAGGCTGATCGCCTACATATTGTGCGTAACGTCTATAGGGGAGGATATCGATGAGATCATCAAGATATCAAGGGACTACGATTTCTATATCGATTACTCGGCTCGCAACAAGCCCGTAAATATAGATGCTTTCTCCCCTAAAAAACTATTATCCTCGTTATTGTCAAGGATGGGCGTGTCATTGTCCGGCGATATCGTCTCCGGTTCCATGCCCATACCTTGGATGATGGCCGCTGAGAGCGTGAGAGGAATAAAGGACGCGAAGGTCCATACGTCCTTCTCCAAGTTCTGTGATTTCGCCAAGGCGTTGATGGGGTATGATTACGAGATACTTGATAATAGCGTGCGTTTCCGGCATATGAATGATTTCTTCGTCAATGAGACGAAAGAATTGGATCACGTGAGCAATATGGAGCTATCCGTGGATGAGTCGTTGATATACTCTGGGGTTGAAATTGGATTCGACAAGCAGGACTATGATGAGATAAACGGGCGTGACGAGTTTCACTTCAAGAGCAGTTTCAGCACGGGATTGGACATAAAGGACAACATATTGTCATTGATAAGCCCGTATAGGGCAGATTGCTACGGATTGGAGTTTCTCGCTAACGAGCGTGACGAGGAATCGAAGGATACGGATTCCGACAATGACATATTTATTGTCCACGCTAGGAAAGATGGGGATAGATTAGTTCTGGTAAGAGAAGAGAATGGGGGAGCTATATATGCCGTTACGGGAGTATTGTTCCCCGACACTATCTTTAACGCCTCCTACTCGCCGAGAAATATGCTTCTTGTCAATAAGGAAAGGCTCGGGATATGCACGGATTACCTGTCTTTCACGGCCTCGGACGGAAACTCCTCGATATCGATAGGAGGAGTATCGGAGACCCTTCCTATATCCCTGCCGGTTAATGACCGGAGGATTAGGATTGATAAGGCGTCCTTGGAGACCCCGGGGTTATCCCCGTTCCCGGGGAATTACAGGGGCGAATTATCATTCTCGTACGCCGGGAGATCGTACGAGGGATGGGTTAGCGAGATAACGGAGAAGATTGGTAAACCCGAAACTACAACCTATTCGCTGATATTGTCTAAAATTACATGAATTTGTTTTGACAATTGATCCTTATCCCCTATATTTGTAGGACATAACAAATAAAGAAATTAGAGCCTAAGAGCCATACCCGGCGGGAGTCGTATCCTGCGGGGTATGGCTCTTTTGGCGTTTATAGGCGTATGATAAACGTGAGCAAGATATCACCATTGCTTTTTGACGTGGGCTATAACGGCATCGAGATGGAGCGTGAGTATATACAACGCTTCTCTAATGCCGAGAATATAACCGTGCAATGCGTAGTATCCCCTTCCACCACTTTGTCTATGAGGTTGTTCGACCTTTGCGCCAACGATAGCTTCGTCATATCCCCCATATCCTATGAGATCAACGACTCGAATAAGCTTCTGGAGTTTATCGTTCCAAGAGGGAATAGCCTTTATAGGGCTTCCATAATCGGGAGTGAGGGGCAGATAAGCAGTCTCCCCTTCCGGTTTTGCGATAACGGGGAATTGGAGGGGCTGACGGAGGTGTCCTATACCAACAGGGATAATATCACCTCGTTCGGGGCGGTATTTGAGGTTGGAAACAATCAAAGGACTTTCAAGCTATGGATAGAGGGAGGGTTCAAGTCGGATGGGCATTCCCTTAACGTTAGCAACGAGCAGTTCAGGACACAGGGGCAAGAGATCATAGAGCTTTACGCCGTACCGTATCAGGTGGACACGCTCACGATAGGGGATAACGAGGGGGTACCTTTCGAGATGGCCCGCTTGATCAATAACATATTCTGTCTGTCCGAGGTGAGGATAAACGGCGTTAGGTATGTCCGGAGCGAGTCCAGCGTACCCGAGAGGCAAGTGATAGCCGAGAGATACCCGTTGTTTGATTATACGTTTAACGTTGAGAGAGCGGAGAATATCTCCTTTAACGGGTTCACGGAACAGTCGGACGGATCTTGGGTCACGGGTTCCATAAGCGTGAACGTGGCAAACGCCAAGGACGGGCAGGTTCTGGTGTATGATGATTCCGTGGGGGCCTTTGTCAATCAATCAAACTTGGATTCGTTATGAGCAAAAAGAAATTGACCAAACATATATGGTACGGGTCGGATACGGTGATGTCCGAGGGTAAGCTGCAAGCAGCTCCTCCTCCCGTCGCTATAGATGACGGGACCAAGGAATGGCACCTCTCCGGATTGACGAGGGGCGAGTTGTTCGTGAATGATTACGCCGGAGACCCCGCCTTGTTCATCCTTGCCAGTGATAATAAGGTGCGAAGGATAGGAGGTCAAGGTTCCGGAAGCGGAGGTGAGGGGGGAGGCGGCGATTTCTCCTTGGCACAAGGTCCGGGTATAGAGATAAAATCGGATATCAATAATATATATACGATTTCCCATAAGGATACCTCTTCTCAAGAGAGTATAAATAAGACGAAGAAGAAAGGTATTGCGTCCGTATTGCTAGATGACTTCGGCCATGTCACGGGCTTGGATACCTGTGACATACTCGATCTTGAGGACTTGGATAAGAGGTATCTTCGCAAGGATATCAATGACGAGGCGGCGGGAGAGATCATCTTCGACAAGAAGATAGGCTCCTCCATCTTTCTTGACGGCATGGACGGTAAGGGCTGGGAGATCAAGGCCGACGGTTCCGGTATCATGGAGGCGTTGAAGGTGCGTTCCGACATATACGCTGGCAACAAGATCGGCTCCATATCGTTCGCCCCCGGCTTCACCGGCTGGGGCACGGAGATAGACATCCCCACGGCCACGGGAACCTTTGACAACATATTCGTTAGGAAGACCTTCACGGCCTACGAGATAGTGTATTCCCAGATATACGGGTTGGGCGGCAACCAGATCGTGTCCGATATCAACAAGATAGGGAGGGTCGAGAGGCTGTCCGATCGCTGGAGATGCTACATGGACGATATGGACGGTCTCATGCTGATGAACCTCAGGGAAGGTGACGGCGTGAGGATACAGAGAAGGAACGGTATCACGTCCACTAAATATCTATTCGGTCGCTGTATCGGTATCTCATCCGACTATTTCGACGTCGCTTACCCATTGATAGAGGGTACCGGAGAGCCAGAGGCGGGGGATTTCGCCATGCGTTGGGGTAACGACAGGGATACCACCAGACAGGGCCTTATCTATCTGACATCGGCGGATCAAGGAGCGCCGTTCATCGCCGTATATGACGGTATCACGGGCGTTTCCACGCAAGACACGCTGAAGGCCCAGATAGGCAACCTCTCCATGATCCGTACCAAGAACGGGACCCAACTGAAGGGTTACGGGGCTTACCTTAACGGGATCTATATAGAGAACTCGTCCATATACCTCGATAACGGCATGACCGTGGAACAACAGTTCTCCGTGATGAACGGGGAGCTGAGGAGCGAGATCGAGGGGTTAAAGAACGACATGTCTCTGGAATCCGGGAATATACTTGTCAATTCCACGTTCGGGAAGGACACGAGTTATTGGGCGGAGGCCAACGACATCCATCTCATCAACGTGAGCGGCAATCTCCTGTGGGTGGGCGGTTCTTTTTACTCGGACAAGAGGAAGGTCTCTGATATCTATAGGGATGGCAGCAGGAACGTGCTTCGAATCAAGGACACGTATATATTCCAGCGTAATGACGTGATGAAAGTTCCTGAGTTGGAAGAGAGCGAGGATGGTCATACGTTCTCCTTCTCCTTGTTTTACAAGGTCATGAGACGAGGTGTTTTGACGGTGGGTTTCCAAGGGCAGGAGTTGTACGAGTCCTTGACGCTGGAGCCGTCCGACGAGTACGTGAAACTGTCCAAGGTCGGCAAATGGGACGGTACCGGGGATTTCCGGATCGGATTCACCGGCGAGATATTGATCTACGGCGTGTCGTTGTTCAATGACAGGCTGGCCGATGCCGTGATAAAGCTTGAGACGCGGATATTGCAGACGGAGGAATATATAAAGTTACTGGCCACTAAGGATTACGTGGATAGCGAGACCGGCAAGATCTACGAGAAATATACCGGCGAGTTGTCGGTCATGGCCATGGAGATAGCCGCAAGGGTGACACATACCGAGTTCGATACGGATACGGCGGCCATAAGGCGTGAGGTATCGTCCGCTCTTACCGTTCAGGATGGCAAGATAAGCGGGATATCCACGGATGTCAATAATATCCAGAATACGATAGATACGGCTGGGTGGATCAATACCACGCAAGGAAACGCGTTGTTCGCCGCCAAGAGCTTGGAGAATGGCGATAATATCATATCGTATATCAACCAGACGGCAACCACCACCACGATCAAGGCGGGGAGGATCGATCTTGTCGGGGCGGTGACGTTCAGCATGTTTAATACGGATCTTCAAAGCACTATTAACGGGAAAGCAAACTCGAGCGCTCTTGGGGATTTGGCTTATAGTACCTATATATCTTATGAAGATCTCACATCAGAATTACAAGACATATTAGACAATAAAGCTACATCTGCCGATATATCAAGCGCATTGGCAACCGCATTGAAGCCATATGTTACTTCTACTCAACTGTCTACCTCATTGAGTAATTACGAGAAGACAGGAGTGGCAGATGCTGCTATGAAAAAATTAGCTAGTGCTATAGTGGATGGTAATACGACTATACTTGGTGGATATATTAATACAACTCTTTTAAATGTTGATGAGATTTTTGCGAACGCTATATATATAGGTGCTTTCGAAATAAACGCTTATAAAGGATTTACTTGGACAGGGAAGGATTATTTCGGAGGTACGGAATTTAAATTAAGTCTAGGAACTAGTAAGATGTCGGTTAGCACGGATATGTCGGCTATCGTATCGGCAAGTAGCTCATCCGCTGAAGATCATTGCTGTATAGCTGCGGTCATTAATTCTTTTGGCGTGGCCATTTATGGATCAACGGATGGGTGGGGATCAAACTTCCCCCCGTTTGGAACTAAGTTCGCCGGATTCTTCTCCGGTAGCACGAAGACTACGGGAACTACACAGACCGGCACATTGGCCGCCGGCGCATTTCGTTTTGTCAATAAATTCATGGCAAATGGACAATATGAATATTATCAGGGCATAAACGTTGACCCGAAAGATTATGATCTTGATAATATCCGATTCAGGATAAGGGGAGGGATTATCGTCGGGGTTACGGATGATAGCGGAAATTTATTGCAAGGTGTTTAATTTTTTAATAATAAAAATCATGAAAGTAGATTTTAACAAGATGATCAAGACGTACAAGGGTGAGGATATGATAGATAGTTCAACCAACAAACCTTTGTCAATGCGTGATTTCTTATGCGGTTGCTTGTTCCTTTATCAGGATTCAACCACACCTGATGAGAAATATATGGCATGGAAGTTACTGAATAAAATAAACGTTCCCGGAAGCGTGGACATAACGGTAGAGGAGGCAGCGTTAATTAAAAAGGCCAGCTCTCCAAGAAGTCAAGCGGGCATATTCGGCCAGATCGTGGACACTATAGAAGGAAAGGAGAATGTATGCAAGTAAAGAAGGACACTAGATATAGGGAGTATTATAGCAATATAGGTAATATAAACATTGTCTATAATATCAGCAATCCTAGCGATCAAGAAGCGGATAGCGTGTCAATACGTATAGATAAGGACGATAAAACTATCGGCAATGGTACAATCAACCGTAACGGAAGAATGAGTATGTCTATCGTTGAGTCGGGCGATCTTAGCGTATTGGAGACGAAAAATGTCCTTGACACGATATTTGAAGACGTAAACAGCGTATTCAATCCTCAAATCCTAGAGTAATATGGAAAGCATCATCCTATCATCGGGCACCGAGGTAACCCCCGAGGACATCCAGAAGATAGCGTCGGCGGTCAACGACCTCTTGCTGACCACGTCGAAAGACCCGGGGCAGTACGAGGAGGCCAAGAGCCTGCAAGGTATATCGTCCTTGCCGGTGTTCAGGCAATCCGGCTCGGCCTACGATCTCGTGCGTGTGGCCATATCCTTGTTGAGGGGCGTTGACGGGAAACAGATCGTCTTGCAGGTCACCGCCGATTACATACAGTGGCGTTACGAGGACGGGATGTGGCAGAACCTCATACCGCTCGCCGACTTGAAGAGGCCGGCCACGGAAGCCGCCGCCGATGTGCGTGAGAGGATGGACGCTATCGTGAGCGAGGTGAACGCCTTGAAGACCCAGTTCGAGAACGACGTGAGGCACGCCTTGGAGAGGGCGGACGCGGCAACCGAGAAAGCGAACACGGCGGCTGAGAACGCCAAGTCGGTGTCTGACCACCCGGGCTATATCGGCGATGACTTCCATGTCTACACGTGGGATTACGCTACCGGGGCCTATATCAAGACGGACAGGATACTGAAACCGGAGGCGTTCACGATCTACAAGGTCTATAAGTCCGTCTCGGCTATGGAGGCGGACAAGTCTAACGTCCCGGAGGGGAAGTTCGTCATCATCAACACGGGCAGCGTGGAGGAGGAGGATACCGGCAAGCTATATCTCAGGACATCCACGGGCTACGATTACATCGTGGACGTGTCCGGCATGAGAGGCTTCACCGGGAAGACTCCGCAATTCTCCATAGGCACCATAACGACGGGCACGTATCCTTCCGTATCGTTGTCCGACGGGGGCACGGACGCATCCGGCAACCCCGTATACAGGATGAACTTCGTGTTGCAGAGAGGCCCTAGGGGATTCTCTCCCAAGATATCGATCGGGAAGGTGACGACCGGTCTCCCGGGAACGGCGGCCCAAGCCACGATAACCGAGAAGGGAGAGACCGAGGAAGGGGTTCCATTGGCGGAATTAGATCTTACCATCCCGCAAGGACAGGAAGGGGCGGTGGCCGGCGTATACAAGACAAGGGAGATCGACCATGTCCCGGGGGCTAACGACGTGACCTACGAGGAGGGCGGCGAGACCAAGAGCTACCCTATAGGCGGTGAGGTCTATCTAAGGGAGTCTCCCGGAGACGTTACGTTCTACAAGCTCCACGACATAGTGGAGGGTAAGGCCATATGGGAGGAGTCTTCAGGAGCCGCCTTGCCGGGGAACGTCTACTTGACCGGGGCGAATTACTACAATGAATCAGTAACAATTATCGATAAAGGGATATTATCATGAGCAAGAGAGGAGCTTACGTATACCAACAGATAGAGCAGTCCACCGCCGAGTGGACGGCTGACAGCACCATATACCCGCCGTCGCTATGGCTTTTCGAGCGGTTAGCGAACGGAAATTTAAGCATGAAGTTCTCGGACGGTATCCATACGTACGCCGAGCTTCCATTGATGATGCAAGACATCAAGGTGAGGATAAAGACTAACACGGACACGGAATACGTCTTGGAGATAACCTCCGCTGAGGGAACCATAACCACGCCTAACTTGCGTGACCATTACGACGATACGGATATCCGGAATCTGGTCACCGGTCTAAGGACAGACGTTGATAAGTTAAAGCCCGTTGTCACCTCCACCCCGTCTAACGGACAGATAACCATAACGCCGGACAAGGCCAAAAACGACGATCCGGACGTGTCGATAACGCTGGATACCAAGGGGGACAAGGATAAGTCGCTGATGGCCGACGGCAATTACCGCAAGCTCCCCGTGCACGGGAGGAACCTGTTGCTGGGATCGGGGAAGGAGGTGAGTAACTCGAATTATAATATAGCTAATTATTGGTTGGCGGAACAGATTCCGGAAGGTGCACAAGTGACGGTTACTATATGGGGAGAATTAGGAGGAGATAAAAGCAGTTTTAATATATATACCAATGGTGGTTCTGCACCATTGACAGGATTGTCTAAAGAATCTTTTGCAAAAGGTAAGGCTTCTGTGACGGTTCTTTGGGGAACAACTCTCCCTACAGGAGGTTCAAGCGCAATAGGGATATATACGTATCCAAGTACAGTTGCCGCTATCTCCACCATCTACAAGATCAAGCTCGAGTACGGCGACATCTCCACCGAGTGGACCCCCGCTTGGGAGGACATCCCGGATATAGAGGAGCGGTACGCCTACGGTGTAGAGTGGGACATGGCTTCGTCAAGCCCGGACGGGAAGCGTGTGGGTAATATGCAACTACATCGGGAGTTGCCGGTGCAGAGTAAGATAAGAGGGTGCGTGTTAGATAATAGCGGGGGAGTGAAAAAATATTTAGGAGCATCTTCTTGGTCACAAGAGGATATGTCTATAGATTATCTTTTAGAGGCTATAATGGCAGAAATGGATAGGTTTTGGATTCGTTTCTACATAAAAGGCCTTAAGTTTGGATGTATGATGTCTGATACTCCTATGCCCGGATATACCTATATTAATAAACGTTATATGAGTGCTTTCGAGGGAGGAATAGATAGGCCGTCGATGACTTTATTGTCTGCCTATGGAGTAGGTAGCACAAACGTAAATAGAAGAGGTGGCGACAACACCGCCGACTGGGACGGCACCTACCGTTCCTTGCTAGGCCGTCCCGTCACCAACCTCACCCGAGACCAATTCCGACAAGCCGCGAGGAAAAGAGGCAGCGGATGGGAAATGTACACCTACAACGCCCACAAGATCCTGTTCTGGCTATTCGCCGTCGAGTACGCCACGCTGGACAGCCAGAAGCCTTTCAACGCCCAGAAGGACGCTAACGGTTTCGCACAAGGCGGCCTAGGGCCGGGACCGACGCAAATGACGGATTGGACTAACTTCAACAACGCCAACCCCCTTATCCCATGCGGCTATACCAACGAGTTCGGGAACGGCTCGGGAGAGAAGGCATATGTGGTGAAGAACGCTTCCGGCGGTACTCATGCCACATTGATGGCTAACAGGTATCGTGGTATAGAGAATCCGTTCGGCCATATCTGGAAATACACCGATGGGGCCAACATACAAGTCACCACGGGTGATTCCGGATTGTCTATCTTATGGACTACCGATGACCCGTCAAACTTCAGCGATACCTCTTACACGGGCTATGACAAGAAGGGCAATATCTGCCGTACCAATGGTTATGCCAAGAAGATGCTCCTAGGTGAGGATGGTGATATCGTAGCTACGGAGATCGGCGGTAGTAGTTCTACCTACTGGTGCGACTACTACTACACCTACACATCGGCTAACCGCATGCAGGTGGTGCTGGTTGGCGGTCGCGCGGGCAGCGGGTCGTATGCGGGCCTCGCTTACGTGGATACGGGTAATGCGCCTTCCGTTGCGGGTCGTGACTTCGGTTCGCGCCTTTGCTTTTTCCCCGAATATCGTAAAACGTCGGCGTAGCCGCACGTCTCACGTCGGGAATTTTTTGTATAACGTTTAATGAAGATAAAAATGGAAGAAGAAAAGAATAAAGATGACGGCAGCTTGTCGTTCTTGAATATCCCAAGGGATAAGAACTCAAGGCATTTTAATTGTCCGGAGATCACCCAACAGAAGTTGACGAATCTCACGTTCTGGGTAATCGATTACATGGATGGCGTGTCCACCAAGTTCGGGAAAGACAGGGCGCTTGTCATGATCAAGGAGAATCTAGAGGATAAGGATAGTGATGCCAAGAAATTCATTACGAACTCCCAAGAGATCAAGTACGTTCTTGGAAAGATAAAGGAGATGGACAAGTTCCCTAGGAAAGTGACGATGCGAGCCTCCGGGAACAGGTATTATCTCGAATGACGGAATAAGGGTCGATCATCCCTAGGTGGTGCTGGTTGGCGGTCACGCGGACAACAGGTCGAATGCAGGCCTCGCTAACGTGAATACGAATAATGCGCCTTCCGATGCGAATCGTAACATCGGTTCACGCCTATACTTTTAGAGAGGGGAAAAGATATTTAGAGAACAAACAAGGATGGTGGCCTCGCCTCTTGGCGAAAAAAGTCTCCCCATATAAAGGGTGTTGGTAGGGAAACCGAAGACTCCCTATGATAAAAAGCAAATTAATGACAATAAAATGAAGAGAATAGGGAATTTATTTGATAAGATAGCGAATATGGACAACTTGATACTTGCGGACATGAAAGCCCGAAGGGGAAAGAAGGATTCATACGGCATAAGGTTGTTCGACAAGGACAAAGAAGGTAATCTAAGCCGTTTGCTAAAGTCTCTGCTGGATGGCACGTTCAAGACTTCCAAGTACCGGACTGATACCATCTATGAGCCAAAAGAAAGGATCATCTTCAAGCTCCCTTATTATCCGGACAGGATATTGCATCATGCCATAATGAACGTCATGGAACCTATATGGGTTTCCGTGTTCACGGCTGATACGACATCATGTATCAAGGGAAGAGGAATAACGGAGGCGTATAAGAGGACAAGACGGGCTTTGTCCGATCGTGAATCCGTCTATTGCCTCAAGGTTGATATCCGCAAATTCTATCCGTCAATAGACCATGAGGTGTTGAAAGGCATCGCTCGGAAGAAGATCAAGGACGATCGCTTGCTTATGTTGTTGGATGAGATCATTGATTCCGCTCCCGGCGTTCCGATCGGGAACTATCTTAGCCAATATCTTGCGAATCTTTATCTCGCCTATCTAGATCACGAGATAAAGGAGATTATAGATATAAGGCATTATATCAGATACGCTGATGACATGACTTTTTTCCATCATGATAAGTGTTTCTTGAGAAACGTATTACTTCCATGGCTTATCGATAGATTGGCCGTGTTGAAGTTGGAGCTGAAAGGGAATTACCAGATATTTAAGATCGCTGATAGAAGATCGGATAAAAGCGGTCGTGGTGTAGATTTCGTGGGTTTCGTATTTTACAAGGAGCATATACGGATAAGGAAGAGGACAAAACAAAATCTATGCCGTGCGGCGGCTAGATTGAATAAAGTCCCGAATATATCCTTAACGGAATACAAGGCCGGTCTAGCCGGTTGGCTGGGCTGGATATATGATAGCGATAGCAAGCATTTAGCTAAGAAAATTTTAAAACCAGAGTTTTATGAAGCGATCATGGAGCGACACAATGCCGTCTAGAATAGAGCGGGACGGTGACGGTTCCTACCTGTACCGGTGGGACGTTAGAGAGGAGACAATGGAGATGGGTGACGATATGGCCCCCGTGATCTCCTATAGTTACAACGAGGTCAGGGTATGGCCCACGTTGACGGCCAACAAGATATTGGAGGCCTGTATCAACGCCCTATGGGACAAGGACGTGGAGCAAAAGAAGCTGAACGACTACAACGCCGCCCAGCTAGGCATACTGGACTTGTCATACGTGGAGTCTTATAAGACGTTCCTTAACGAGAGGAAGGCGTTGAAAGACCGTGTGGATAGCGATTTCGCCGAGTGGGAGGCGGCGAGAGAGGAGGAGAGCGTAGTGGTTTTATAACTAAATAAAAAAGGATCGGAAGAATGGAGTTTTTTAAGATGATTTGCAGTATGAGGGAGCTACTGACTGTAGTCGTGTTTGAGATGTTCATCGTTATGGTGGCGATGGGGTGGGATTTCGCCTCGGGTTATTACAAGGCTAAATTGAGGGGCGAGGAGCGTAATTCGTATGGCATGCGTAGGACGGTCAGTAAGTTCATACTTTACGCTGGTAGCGTATGTATAGCGTGCGGGATAGACTCGGTTTGCTACGTGTGTCGGTTCTGGGAATTTATCCATCTGCCTTTCTTGACCAATGTCCCGGTCGTATCCTCGATAGTGACCGTATTTATCTTGATAACGGAGGTTAGGTCTATCTGGGAGAAGGCAGACGCTAAACAAAGGAGGCAGGCGATTAAGACAGCCGACATGATCGGTAAGGTTGTAACGCAAAAGGTTTTGGAGGACGCTTTGACAAACGCTTTATCCAATGCCATGAATAAAAATAAGAAAGGAGAGTAAAATATGGGGAAAGACAATTTGCCTCGTGGGTATAGAAACGCAAACCCGGGAAACATCCGGATCAACGGAGACTTGTTCCAAGGTGAGGTACGTCCGAGCAGGGACAAGTCGTTTAAGCAGTTCGAGACGATGGCGTATGGCTACCGTGCCATATTCCGGATCTTGCGTAACTACTATAACAACTATAAGCTGGACACGATCCGCAAGATGATAGGAAGATGGGCGCCGGAAAACGAGAATGATACGGACGCTTACATTAAGGCCGTATCCGATTACGCCGGTATCCCGGCTGATGATCCTATCAACATCAACGATCGTGAGCAGATGATCCGGATCGTGGCCGGGATGAGCAAGGTTGAGAATGGGAGAGAGGCTGATATGTCGGATGTTATTGCGGGGTGGAATCTGTTATGAGAGCATGGCATATCATATTAATACTAGTGTGCTTGGTAGCCAGTTTCACGGCTGGCTACCATATCCGGGGGGATGTGGCCAGTGATTCGATATCCAAGACCGACACGTCTACTTATGTTGACACGATACATGACAGCATTCCGTACCCAGTCTATGAGACATTGGTGCGGACGATACCGGAGCCGTTCCCTGTTTATATCACGTTGGACGGTGACACGGTAAAGGAACCTGTATATGTTCCGGTACCCATAACCAGCAAGGAGTACAAGACGGATGATTACCGGCTGTCAATATCCGGCTATAAGCCTAATCTTGACTACATCGAGGTTTATCGCAAGACTGAGTATATAACCAAGACGATCAACCCACGTAGATGGGGAATCGGTGCGATAGCCGGTTATGGGATCGGTAAACACGGGTTGTCTCCCTATGTCGGGATAGGCGGGTTCTATAGGATTTGGTGAGGCTTCCGTGGCTCACACCCGGGAAACCTCTGATAATAGAATGAATGCGTTATATGAATAACAAGGGCTGACGTTTTTTTGTTCATGATAATTTATATTAGTTTGATGGTGACTTCGTGAGAATGAGCCGGAAAGGGAGGATAAAGAAAAAAGAATCTTCCCTAAATAATCGGATCGGAAGTTTGATTATTTTTTCATGCCACGCACGACGGGAAGATTCTTATATGTCTTTCTGCCGTGCATTTTTTGTGCCCGGCTTTGATAGTAAAACAAACCACGAAATAAAAAGTTTATGAATAAGGTGGAAATTTTTTACAAAAAAGTGATAGAGGCGGTATGCAAGGAGTGCGGGACCGATCCGGTAATGATGTTTAGCAACAACAAGGAACGCAATGTTGACGCTAGGGGAGTGGCTATAACCATACTGGCCGATCGCAAGTTAAGCGACAATATCATATCCGATCTGACGGGGATGACGAGGCAGGCGGTCAACAGGATGCGTAACTTGTACCCGGACAGGATCAAGAGGAGTTACTATCTGAGGAGGACGGTGGAAAGCGTGAAAGATAGTATAAATGAATAATCATGATTATCTTACAACTTTTTAAAAGTCTAAATGTTATAATTATGATAGAAAAAAAGTTACCAAAAATATTGCAGGTGATAGAAAAATAGTTATCTTTGTGCGTTCATTCATCCGAGATGATGATTTTATTAACCAAAAGGATTTGCAAATGGTAAGAAAAATCAAGGCTGTTATAGCCTTATTGGAAGCGAATGGATGGGCGCACATAAGAACTAGAGGGGATCATAGGATATTCAGGAAAGACGGGGAATCCCGTCCTATTCCTATTCCGGGGAATCCTAATGATGATCTAGCAATTGGTACGCTAAAATCAATATTAAAGCAAGCCGGGCTAAGCGAGTCTGACTTTGATAAAATTTGATTACATCCAATGGATAGCAGGACATATAGCCAGTCCTGCTTTCATTTTGGATGAGTGATAAATTAGCAAACATGAACCTAAAAAATATCAATATGAAAACGTTGACTGTTATAATCGAGAGAACCGATAATAATTACTCGGCATATCTGCAAGAAGTGGATGGTATCGTGGCAACAGGTAAAAGCGTGGAAGAAATTAAAAAATGTATAATTGATTCTATTAACGTACTAATAGATGAATGTAATGAGTTTGGCGATACCATTCCAGAGGCGCTTAAGGGTGAGTATTGTTTGGCGTTTAAAATGGATGTTAAATCTCTTTTGGATTTCTATTCAAAGATATTCACCAAAGCTGGATTAGAGCGTATTACGGGCATAAACCAAAAACAATTATGGCATTATGCGTCAGGTTTGCGTAACCCACGCCCAGAACAAACCGTTAAATTAGAAAATGCCCTTCATAAACTAGGAGAAGAATTATTGGCTATAAATTTATAATTAACCGCTATCCTTATGCTTCCTATGGCCCCCAAAAATCTGGGGGCTTTTTTTGTGTCATCCCCTTCCGCAAAGAACTAGCAACAACCTCGCAACAAGCTAGCAAGGAGATATTTATTTAGCAAGGCACTTCTCTGGATTTTTGTGGTGTCCGGGATAACCCGGATATGACCATAAAATTCATGATATATGGAAGCAGAGAAAATCATTAAAGAGAAAGAGATCGTCCATGATGACGAGCACAAGGACTACGCTAGCAAGGGCGTGGGTAACGCCGGCTTGACATTGGGCATCATTGGCACTGCTCTTGGAGCTTGGGCCGTGTCACGTAACCGTGGCGGTTTGTTCGGTGGTGGCTGGGGAGCCGGTATGCCGGAGAACGTAAACATCAACACGACCACGGGAGGTGGTGGAGGTTCCGGTGTAGGCGCTCCGACTGCGTTTATGGCTTGGGAAAAGGGTTGTGAGGAGGCTATTGCCTTGACTAACTCATTGTGGGGACTTCACGTTTCAAGCATGCAGGCCGATTATGACCATCGTAATACGGATGTCTCCGAGAAATTCCAGCTTTACCAATCACAGGTAAACGGCGATTTCGGGAACTACAAGGCTATCCGTGATCTTAACGACTATCAGACCGACAAGCTTAACAATGCGGCGTTTGGCCTGTACAAGAGCCAACGTGACGGTTTTGACGTGTTGAACGCCCGTATCAGCCATTTGGAGAAAGAGGTAGCCGTAGGTGCCGCTATCCGTCCTTACCAAGATCGCCTGATCCAGTGTGAGATAGACAAGGCATTCACTGCTTCTATCAACTACACGAGACAGCTTGATTGTCGTAACATCAAGGGAGAGTTGGTATTGCCTAACACCCCTGTCGTTACCGGTTATGGGAGTTACCGTAGCTGCTGTGGGTTTCCCCAGACAAGCGCCCCCGCTGAGACAGCTTGATGATCCGAAGCCCAAGCCCAAGGCGAAGGCCAAGGTTAGCAAGAGAAAGAAAAGTTAGTGGTAGCCCCTCGGGGCTTACCACTTTCCTATTACCAACCACTAACAAAAGATATTATGGCATTAAATAACGTATACATAGGAGGTGACCCGTTACTGGGGTCTAACGGTAACATGAGCAATCAGATGGAGGCTTATGAGCGTCAGTTGCAAGAGACCCTCGATCAGATACAAGTACAAAAACAGCGGTTGTTAAACACTCGGAATAACCCAAAAAGAAGCCAATCTCCCTTATGGGATGAGATGGACAAGGTCGTTAATGATATGACGGACATGGAGATCGAGGCTTTAAACAACGACCCGGAATACCAGAAAGCGCAGAACGCGCTGATGGGAATCCTTAACCGGGAATACATGCGTATCATGCGACCGATCGTGGAAGAGTCCAAGGACGGGAAGGAGATACTGGATAACCTTATGGCAATCACCAAGAGAGTCAAGAAATCGGCCTCGGAGGAAGCGAACAAGAATATAGCGCTCTTTAATGAGTATACGTCTAAATACGCCGATATGCCCTATGCTGAGTTCCTGAAGCTAAAGAATAGCGGCAAGAAGAAACAACCTAATTAATCGGGATCATGGAACTGAAACAGCAAGCGTTGGAATTAAAGAGCCGGTTGGTGAACTCGGTGGAGATATGGGCGGAGGAAAGGGTTGACTCTTTCGTCTCCGGGAACACGGCGTTCAAGCCTCTTGGAAAGTATCTTAAAAGGGGTGTCCATAACATCCTCGTGCAAAAGGATAAGGAGATCACTGAGAAAGTGGAAGGATTCATGTTGTTTGCGGCTGACGAGAATGGCAATTATGACAAGGAAGAGCTATTCGATGACGCTATGAACGTATTCAAGAGCATGAAGCCGTATAAGTTCGAGCAAGGATTCTTGAAGGGTACGATCGGGGAGGGATCTATATTGGTGGAACTTCCGGATAACGCTCTTATGAATTTTATCCTAGGCGAAACGAACGCTATCCGTATAACGGAAGCGGATTTTTTGGAGTTGAAATCAATATTTACCGAATAATAATATGATATATGAGATACAAGGAACAGATAAGGGAGTACCAAGCCAAGGGACTAGGCTCCGAGAAGAAGATGTGGGCCTCCATAGACGTGATGGAGGAGGCTATGGAAAAGTTAAGGGAGAAAGACCCGGAGGCGTATGACGAGGCTATGCGTGATTTACATGAGGTTTTTTGCGGTCCTCATTATAATGAGCATTTCGCTAAGATGGACGTGGCGGCAATGCACCATAAAGGCAAGTCGGGGGAGGATAAGGGTGAGCACTGGAACATCCAGCAAGTAACCGCCGTCGCTAAAGGCATGAGCGTACCGGGCAACGCTAATATTTGGGATGTTTACGTTGCGCTAAATTCAGCGTGGCACGACAAGGAAGTGAAGTTCACGGAATGGTTCGGCCCGGACGCCGAGAAAAAGATCATCGAGGATGCTATCAATTTCTACTTCATGGATGATGACGCTCCAGAAGGCAAGGTTTGGATTTACATGTGCGCCATGGATGACTAAGAAGACTAAAAATAAATGGCATGTAAAGAAGGAATCCGCAAGACGGGAGATAGACCGCCTCACGGATTCCTTAGATTTCGAGCCTGTCAACTTTTACGAGGTGATGGCTCGGATTAGACACTTGATGTGCCTGTTATGATTTGGTTTCTTGCGCCTTAAAGTTATAGACTGGTCTTATAACATCTATAATTTCGACAGTACCCGTAATTGCATCCATGATCTCTTCCATGGACTTGTACGCTTGTGGGGCCTCGTCTATTGTGGCCTTGCTTACAGAAGTTGTGTATATTCCATTCATGGATTCTTGGTATTCCTCCATGCTGAGTAACTCCTTTGCCTTGTTCCGACTCATCAAACGTCCGGCCCCGTGCGGCGCTGAATAGTTCCAGTCGGGATTTCCTTTCCCGATACAGATAAGAGATCCATCACGCATATTGATAGGAATAAGTAGCTTTTCTCCAAGCTCAGCACTTACAGCTCCTTTTCTAAGGATCATACGGCTAAAATCAATGTAGTTGTGTATGGTTTCAAATCTATTTACCTCAGTAAATCCCATCCCCTTAATGATAATCGCTGCCATAGTAGCACGGTTGAGCATCGCAAAGCGTTGTACTATTGCCATGTCATTAATATAGTCGTGAAAATCACTACCTGAAAGATGCGCTAGCTCTTTGTCCTTACCGGGAATAGAAATGTTCTTAATCGCTTCCTGAATATCCCTTTCCCTACCTTCTGCTTTCAATCTGGCAATAGTATTGCGTACTTCAATCGCCCGATCACTTTCTGTATTTGCAGCCAAATTTTGATAGTGCTTACAAATATCGCCTCCCAACTTTCTACTGCCAGAGTGAATAACCAAATAGTACCTATGGTTTCTTTCTGAATAGTCCACCTCTATAAAATGATTACCGCCTCCAAGCGTACCGAGTGATAGATAAGCCCTATTTAAATCTACTTGCTTCGCACATCGTAGGTTTGAAAAATCAAAATTCTCCTTTTGGGTGTCATGTATATCAAACCCATTAGGAACCATTTCCCTTATAACGGAATCCAATTTCTCACAGTCTATGGATTGATCTGCCAATTCCACGGTAAGCATACCGCAACCAATATCCACCCCAACTAAATTGGGGGTTACCTTATCGGTTATTGTCATTGTAGTACCGACAGTACATCCCTTACCTGCATGGCTATCTGGCATTATTCTAATAATTGAATTCTGATAAGCCTCATAGTTTGCGAGTCTTTTAACTTGCTCATAAGCTTCATCTTCAAATGTCTCGGCGAATACTTTCACCTCGTTTCCTGTGTCCGATTTTATAATTCTCATAAAAAATATTTTTTGCAAATAAACAATAAAAGTTTAAATAAACTCATGGTTTCTTTGATTTGATTGACTCATTAAGTATCTTGATCGCCAATAGCGAATCTTTATCCGTTAAAGCGTTCCATACTTTTATTCCGGGTTTCACCCTAGAATAATGATGTAGCACTATATTGTTGGCTTTATCCAGTCTTCCGGTTCCATATATCCATAACATCCCGGGGAAGTTTTTCATTATCTTCTTGGCTTGTCTTAATCTCATGATTTCAATTTATTTATTATTTAATGATTATATAGTCCCCGCAATCTTCAATATACTTTATTCCGGCACTATCAAGAGTATTCTCTATGTCCACTTGGCACAGGCAAGATTCCGGTATGATATTGTCATACCCTTCCGATGGGATCATTTTCGTGATTTGCGGGAAATGATCCTCTAGTTGTTTAGGGGATTGTATTTCTACATCCCCGTCGTAAATAAGTACGCACATGTTATTATAAGTTAAATTATAGTTGTTTGAAAATCCGGAATATCCACGATATCTACTCCGCACCATTTTTCTGGATCACCTTTCTTTTCACCATTCACAGATACATAACCGATACTCCCTATCATGTTTCCTGTGCCGAATGCACTGATGTACCATGCTATCTGCCGGAGCATATCTTCTTCACTGACACCGTCATCTATCACATCCCGATAACTTTCAAGTGAATCCTTAAATTCTTCTGATTCCGGATCGTAATTCATGCTAATGGTAGCACTGACCTCTACATCTATATGTTTCATATCTTTTAAATAATGAGCCTTCCCGGGAAGGCTCGGTTAATACTATTCATTTTTGCTACGTTTCTCGATCATATAAATATTTTTACCATCATTTACCGTGACCAGAAATAACTTATCGCAATTTAGACATTTGCAATTATATAACCCACAGAGAAAAGATCCCTTTATGTATCTAGTCGAATGACAGAATGGGCATTTTATTGAATTATCCATGATTTTCAGGTATTATCATCCAGTGTGTAATGTCTTCATCATCAACATGACCATTTGACAAAGCCCACATACTTTTATTATATCCTTTATTCTCTCTTAACCAGCCTAAGACAAGATGTCTTATAGAATTTATATCAAATAACAGAACCTCTTCTCCGGGTGGCGGTAGCCGATCCTTCACGCTTATCCACGGGGATTTATTTGCCTGCCATTCGGCACCGGCTTTGAAAGCATTTATCATATCTATATCATCATAAGGATAGTCTAATGATGATTGACAATTAGCGATCCTACATCTATTGGAAAATAATTTTGCTGCTTCTTCTACTGTCTGTCCCATATCAATATTTCTTTCCATGATTTTAAATAATATTTAAATATTGCTAACCACACATTGTTAGTACATGGTAAACCTGTATATTTGCGTTGCGTTTGGTTGGAACATTAACACCTCCAATCTGGTGAACTGTCATTCACCTCCTTGTCCTATCTCCCTTGTCCGAGAAAAGACACAAGCCCATTGTCCTGTAACTTTGGGCTTTTTTAGTTTCGCTTGACAGGGCGTAGCTAAATATAGCTTGACGATGCAGGTCGTCAGGCAAATCGGAAAGGAGGTGTTTAATGTGGAAGACCAAACGCGCGAAGACAGCAAGACTCGTATTTTCTGTCGCTACATAGTAAAGAATGGTAAGAGAATCTATCCTAAGACCTCTCGTTATTTCTCTTTCTTGGTGAGCGATAAAAAGTAAGCCTAGCTGTTTTTTAGGAGATGTGCAGGCATCTCCTTCCTTTATTAGTCTACAAGCGTTGCCTTAATCATTTGATCCTCCTTTCAGCAATTCGGGATTGTCATAAACATTCCCAATAACACTTCCTTGGCACACCTCAAAGTCTAGCAGTTCACATGGATTAACCCCATCTAGGGATATGCACCATCCTGTATGTTCATACAAGTCAATTACTTTTAGAAACTCTCTTTTCTCTTCATATTTCCATGTTGAGAATATAACGGCATAAATACGTCCGCTTGGAGCTTTTATTAAATCCCCCTCGTAAATCTCCTTTCCGTTCTTGTCTTTTAGGCCTGTGAACTGGCCTACGGTGTCTTTATGAATGTAATCCCATTCCATAAAAAACGGAGAGGCAGAGCCTTCATTGAATACTCCTTCATTTTTTATGATTATCATATTTTGCATTTCTGTCTCTAAATTCTTTAGTGTCGTAAGCATACCATGTACCCATTTCCCGCTTGTCGTACTTTTTCCTCTGAATTTAATCTCACGCATTTTGTACTCCTTTCTTTAAAATATCCTCACAAGCTCTACTATCGCATCTTACCAGTTTTTGATGGAAAGCACACCAAGCGTCCCCGCTTGCGTCTTCATCCTCGATAAGTAGGCAATCGCCGCATTTAACCGCTAGGTATTTATTGTCAAGGTGTCCTTCCTTGATAAGAAATTCAATCATTTCAGTGATAGCATCAAAAAGGCTCTCCCTGCAATATGACTTGGCAAGGTTACTTCCAGCGGAATACTTTATAGTGAATTCTTTATCTCGCGGAAGTATGAATAGGTAATAGTTGTATCCCTCACATTCTACTTGATCGGGCATCATCCCGATCAGCTTGGATAGAGACCAAGCCGGGAATGCCATATCTTGATCCACGTGCCCTTCAATCCTTCTATATTCAAATGCGACCAGACGTTCGAACTCGTCAAGATACATGTCCGCCGTCCCCGGTCTCACCCCGGCCTCTAATAGCCGGGCTGATTGTTCTTTATTCGTGCAAATTTGATTCATATTATAATTCGTTGTTAAAATATTTCTTATTATCCATATCTTTCCCTCAATTTATCGATGTAAGATAAGTACCATTCACGAGCTTTTTCCTTGTTTTTTTCTTCATCCTCAATACCTTCATAGAACTCATCTTCCTTGGAAAAAGGATCATGCTCAATAAATTCCTCGGTCTTGCAGAACGGACAAGGGATATCACCCTCTCCATATAGTTCTCCGTTTTCGTTACATTTATCCAAATCCCATAAATATCCATTGATACAACGTGCGTCTGGATAAGATGCACCGAAAAAGGGAAACTCTGGACATTGTTTTATTTTCTCTTCCATATTTACCCCTCTTGAATAATTACGCACTCGATTTGTTCGTCATACGTCACGTCCACCGGATCGTACTCATACTCTCCATCGGACGTGCGGATCATTACCTCCGCTTCCGGGTCTTGCTCTTGGAGAAGAGCGATTAGTTCTTTATTTCTCATATCAAAACAATGTTTTTTGTATTCTTGATAAAACAAGCCTGTTTGCTTTGTCGTAAAAAATTCTATCTATCTCAAATCCATACGCTTTTCTTCCACATTGAGCTGCGGCCAATAGCGTGCTTCCGCTTCCTGCTACAGGATCGATAACAACGTCGTTTTTATCGGTGAAAATCTCTATCAGTCTGCGAAGTAGCGGCACAGGCTTCTGTGTAGGATGAATCTTAGGCGTATCGTTGTCTACCGCCCAGTCAAAACAATTGAAAATCATCCTTCCATCATTGTTGAATTTAGGCAGCTTCTCCCGGTACAACAAGAGACCGTATTCACAATTCCCAACTACTTTCATATTCGCTTTCAATACTTGCGCCGAGAAATTCTTCCGGAAAACGAGCGGGATATATTTCATAAGCCCGTATTTCCTAGCTAATTCGATAAACATGAATTGTTGCTCGTACTCACAGAACAATATCATGCAGGGAGAACAACCTTGCTTTTTAGGTTCTTTCATTAACATGTCGCTACAAAAATGCATAAACTCGGCCGGTCTAAACTCGTTTTCTGAATTGAAGAATTTCTTTCCCGCAAGCTCACTTTCTCCATTTTTGTTGTCTCCATCCTTGTACCATGACGGATTGCTAGCATAAGCGTTTTTCCCAAGATTGTAAGGCACATCTGCTATTATAAGCTGTGCCTTTGGTATTTGATATGTTTTAAAATTCTGGAAAGAATCCCTGAATAATTCTACATCTTTCATTATTGATAGTTTTTTATTTATCCCGCCCTGTCGAAAGCCTTCTCAAAGACCTCCGGCCTTAGCAAGGCGTTGCTTATCGCCGTGAACGCCTTCACGATCCCGGGCTGCTCATTTAAGTTTATTCTCACGTCCTTCCCGGTGACCTCGCTTGATAACCGGTCGCTCAGGTACTCTACCTTGTCCAGTGCCAGATAGGATAGGGGATTGTAGGCCAACGGGACGATTTTCCGCATTCTGTCGCCGAAATCGCTTATCGTGATCCTAGACATCTGCGCCAGCATGTTTATCGTGGATGACAGGGATGCGATCCGGTTAGATGAGCCCGATACCCCGTGATCCAGCAATATCTGGCTGATCGTATAGTAGTACCGGTCTATATGAGGTTGCACGTCCTCCTCCATGCTTTGCGTAATCTCGGCGAACGCCTCCTTGTTGGCCTTGGCTATCCGGAAGATGTTGGCGTTATAAGCGTCTATCTCTTTTTCGATAGCGTTGGCCGTCCGTTTGGCGTTATGCCTGTAGTGCTCGCTATTCCTCATGGCCTCCATGAGCGATACCGTGTAGTTATACACTTGGTCGTTAACGAAAAGCACCATGTAGGTTAGCGAGGTGACAAGGCCGTTCGTGTCCTTGTCAATCTCTTCCCAATCGTTGTATTGTTTCATGATTTTGATTTTCACTACTCTCATCATAGATGAATGCAGTTTTCAACTATGATGAATGATTAAACCTCTGTTTTAGCGAACACCACGCTTTCGTGATCTGGCCTCAGATGGGCCATGCAAGCAGATGAGTACTCGCAGAATCTCGCTCCCTCGTCCCGGAAGACGCATCCCCTGCACGGGATCTTGTTCTGGCCGTTATAGTACGGCCTGTACTTTTCCACGATAATTTTCATGTCTCCTACCAACACGATCAAACCGGTAGGGGTGTTTCTCAATCTCTCTATTATTTCCATGTTATCTTCTCCTGCTTTCTCCGTTTAGGATTATCACGTTAAAACTCTTGAACCTGTCCACCAGTCTAGTTCCGAACCGATTCTTGAAATCCGTGACGGACAGGTTGGAAGTGATATGATACTTCTTCTGATGGGACTGGTATATCTCGTACCTCGCGTATAGGAACTCGTCTATTACGCTGTTAAGGCTGGTGCCGTAGCTTTTCTGGTTCTCCGTCTCAAGACCGATATCGTTAAGGCAGATATCGAACGGGTTCCCTTCCATGCTCCCTTTCCCGGCCTCCTCGTTGTACGTGAACCTGTCTATGTGACCATGGATCTTGTAATAGTTCATCATCTGGGTCACGGATAGGTTCACGAAGCGTTTGGGGTTATCCGTCAATTTCAGGTAATCGGCGAATATCTGCATCATGAGCGTTTTGCCCGTTCCCGGATCTCCCACGATAAGGAGGTTCTTGTGCAGCTTATAGTTCTCCTCCGGGAATACGGACTCGGCCAACGGGCAATCGTTGAAATAATACAACAGGAATCTCAAAACCTTGTCATTCCCCCTGTCTGTCTCGAATTGCCGCCTCTCGATCCCTAGGTAATTACAACCGAGCGCCTTTATCATCCGGGCGTGGCTGATGTACTCCGTATCGTCCGAGAGATCGTACCTAGAAACGTTCTGTATAGTCCTTGCGTGCTTCTTCACTAGGTTGAACACCTGTTTTTGCTGGAGCCTCTCTTTTTCCGTAGGCCCCCGCATGGCTTGTATAGCCTCCGAAAGTTTCTTTTCTTGTTCCTCCATATCTTTGATTATAAGCCCTTAGTCCTGTTCCTTGCCACCAATAGGTGAATCGTCTCTTAACGTCATCTATCGTTTTTAGCGTATCGCCCTCCCCGGTGGATACCATCCAAGCTAGGAAGTTATCCAGCTCGCCGGGAATGAGGTCATTGAAAGCGACGCTCAATCCCGATATCTGGCAAGCGTATCTGCGCCATTCCTCGTCCCCTAATAACTCATCCTTAAAATTCTTAAAAAGCTCCTCGCGCGTATTAAGACTCTCTCTCAAGGTATTTTCTTTATTATTATTTGGGATGACACTGGGTTTTAAAATTTGTGAAAATCCACCGTTTTCGCCAGTGTGGGTTTCTTGGTGGGTTTTTAGTCGGGTTAATAACGCTTGTAATTCGCTTATATCGATGTCGTTAAGTGGGTTTCTTGGTGGGTTTGACTGTGGGTTTTCTATGTAATTATATCTGTCGAAATTAAGCAATGTAATTACATTCATACCCTGTGTGCATTCCGTTTGTATCATTCCCATCTTCTTGAATCTTGCAAGCGTAGCCTTGACCCAAGTCTCAGACCTTCCCCATTTCTTGGCTAGGAATCTGTTGGATGCAGGATATTGTCCGCGTCCCCAAGTAATCTCACGACCTCCGATGCGAGACGTTGTCTCAGAAGCCTCAAATCGTGCGGACTGTATTAAGTCCAACCACGCTTCGCTTTCATTGTAAGCACGGGCGGCCTGCCATATATCATTCGTGAAAAACTTTCGAGAGAGCATTATGTATCCTTTATCCATATCATTCTTTTTCTATGTCTCTTTCTTTTTTTATCTTATAAGAAACTGCTGTTAACTCAGATATTGTTTCAATAAAAGATAGCACGTCAGAATAAGGCACTCCTTTTGATATAATATTTGATGCCTTGTTGTTCGTTAATGCCTTTAGTTCATGTACGTACGAGTGGCAATCTTCACACAAGGTTATTAGATGTTTATCTTCATATTCCCAAATTTTGTGATTTGATAGGTATTCTATATGATGCACATGAAGTGTCTTTTGTGAATTCCCGCAAAGCTTACATGTAAACTCATCTTTTTGAAAGATCTCTAGCCTTCTTTTTTGCCATCTAGGATCTTTGATTTGTTCTTTGTAATCCATTTTATCTTGGTTTATAATTAGACAATACAATATACTCCCCGGCCTAGACCGGGGGCTTTTAAAATCTTAATATGTCAATCGTATTATGCTACTGGGATGAATACAGCAGGATTGTTTTTCTTTTCGTATAGTTTGCGGAGATAGTCAATAAGAGGATCGAAGGCGGTAATGAATCCCTCGTTTATCAGATCGGCAATTTTCTTCTCCAGTTGCCACAATTCACGTTGCTTTCTTTCGTCACCGTGCTTGTTACGCAACAACTTCTCATGCCCATTGAAGATTATCCAGTTCAAAGCCTCTCCGATCTTCTTCATCGCCTTTGGCATGTAATCTTTCGGAACGATCTTCATGACAGCCGAGGACAATTCCTTGTAAGCGTCACCTGCATCGTTGCGGTAGCGTATCATTTCGTCAGACACGAATTTAAGTACGTGATATTCAAATTTTGGACTTAAATACATGGCAAATTTTATAAACAAGATTGGATGCATCCATGTCCCACCATTTTTCTTGCCTCTGCACGTCTTGGATAGCGCATTTTTTAATTCCGTAAATTCTACGGATTTAAAATCTAGCTCATTTTTAGCTATTTCAGACATTAGTTGAGTTAAATTTGTGCTTTTCCAAAAGTTATCAAGGTCTCTTGTTTTTAAATCCCCGAAATTCTGGGATTTAGTTTTAATCGATTCATTCCATTGTTTTAAAAGGTTCGTTGCGTTAAAATAACCGTCACTTGTTCGTTGGATAACATTAAACTTGCCTATCTTTCGAACCATTTCTTGGCTTGTTTTCATATCCTTATTCTTTAAATTTTTTTCAAAGAAAAAAGGGCAAATCCATATACTCCCAATGTGCAAGACGGAATATATAGAAATGCCCTAAAAAATATCTTTATTCGACCATTAGTCTTGCATATAATGATCGTTTAATTCTTAGCTTGTACCGTAAAGGTAATAACAATTATCAAGGTGCGCAATAGGGGGCTTATACATTTTATAGCCTTTTGTTATCAAATGTTTATAAGATAAATATAAGTTGATTTTGCAAGCAAAACCAAATGCGTTTCGATTTTGATATCTATTTCATATCGAGTTTGATATATGATTCGATATATGAATTAGATACTTGTTTTAATGTAAGTAATTGTTACTTATATGTTTGCTTATATACTATGATTAGTATCATCGAAACGTTACGATCAATTGGTTTAGTCAACTATGTTTATCAACTTTTTTACCTACAATATTATTTGATTCATTAAATATATTTAACCAAGTAATATCCCCTATTTGATAGTCCTCTTGATCTCGTCCATCAACCTCTCTGTTATCCTCTTGTCGTGCCACTCGTGCCATTCGGTGAATAGCCCCTTGGCGGCGATGAAGAAGAAGCATGAGTTCTTTAGCTCCGTCTCTTGCGAAGACGTGATGCGTGACCATCTGAGCTGTTCTTTCACGTGCTCAAGTTCCTTGGCGAGCTGGTCGTTCTCCTTGGATAGGCGGTTGATGCGGATAGTTTGTTGACGTGCTGTTGGAGTACTCATAGCGCACCTCCTTCCAGCCCGGCTAAAATGAATGCGGACATCAATAAGATTAGTGCTTTGACATAGCCGATAACGTCGTTCTTGTTATCGCACTCGAGCAAGCCGAATGACATGAAGGTTAATAGCTTGGCGATAGATCGCCATGAGAAGAAGCTCGTTTCGTGAGCGGACGTGGTTGTGCAATTACTGTTGTTCGTTACACTCGCAGATTTCATAGGACTTGGCATGTTAATGAAATTTGAGTATATAAAAAAGGCTATCGCCCCACGAACCGCCAAGTCCAAGTTAAAACACAAGTGTCGTAACCCATGTGGATTGATAGCCTTTATATCTTTGTAGATATAACACGCCATGTCTAGCCATAAAAATAGCTACGACAAACTTGTTTTCTAATACTTGAACTGGCGGGTTCACTGCAAAGATACAACTCAAATTCAAAATGCCAAATGATTTTATGAAAAAAGCGGAAAAGATACTTTCTATTCCGCTTCGTTAATCAATGATTGGGTGAGATTTTAATCTAAATCGATCACGTCATGCAATGCCATTATCTTATAGGCGGCTGGTTTCCCTTGTACCGTCTGAACGATCACGTCAACGATGTAACCTTTCAGCATTGGATTTTGAGCCGATCTTAGAATATCGTCCTCTAGCGTGTCAGAGTCAAACACTAATCCTAATTTCCTGTCTGATATAGCGTCAATAACTCCTTTGTTACCTCTGTCAGCGCCATCCTTCCTGACTTGATATATGGTCATCAATTGTTTCCTGTAGATATCTCCCTCATTAGATAGCGCCTTTCTCTCCTTTAATGCGTTATCCGATTGGTTTTGTATACCGTTGCCTTCAATATGATTGAATGTACATCCCTCGAAAATGACATTGCCTGCGTTGTCGTTGATTACTTGGACGGTCATTAAGCCGTTCCTGTCATTTGCCGGTATGGACACCATATCATGAACGCCTTTAAGTTCCGGTACGTTCAACTCAGGTTCGTCGCCTTTAGACAAGACGAAATAATCATAGATACTTTTAATGTGCTTGGCGAAGTCAAGTATCAAATTAGAATTTTCCACGAATGGAATAACCGCCAAGGACGCTAGCTCTACGAGATGTATGTCAATACTTCCTTCTATTATTTTACTGACATATAGCTTTGCGTTAGCCTCCTCTTTTGACTTCCCGTTCTTTTGGGCGAAGTTGGAGAACAGCGTTCCAAAAGCGCTCATCGTTTTCGTGAAGTCTGAAACATCTACAGGCTGGGAGTTCTTTATGTGAATCCTTAAAACGTTATTATTATTCATGACTATTTTTTTTTGAAAGATACTATTCATTTTCAAGATACCAAACATATTGAAGTTTTTTTAGAACCACGGGATATATCCCGGTGGCGTGTTGTCCTTGTCCTTGAATCTTTTTAGATGCTCTTCCACGTTCAAGCCCTCCCTTACGAGGATGATCGTGTTCTTGTCAACCCTTACGGGTATCCTCTTGAATTTAGGCTCCGGGAGTATATCCCCGTTTGCCTTAGTGTTCGCTTTGATAGTTCTCATATAAGTTATCATTTATAGTTGTCACAATACCGGAAGGAGTTCGCTACCCTTCCGGTGTTCAATATCTCGCACCATACGGCCAGACCCTTGTGAGGCTTGCCGTGCACGCAATCGGCGCATCTGATACGCTCGGGTTGCTTGGTAGGTTTCTTAGCCATTCAAGTAGTCTTTTATAAGCGCGATGAAATCGTCCAGCGATCGGCATATCTCATATCTGTACCCTTGAGCCTCTACCGCCTTCTGGAATGCCTTCTGGCTGTCCTGTTGCCGGCCTTTTCTTGTCTTCATTTCCACGTACAGACCGTGATGGACGTTATTCGGGACTGACAGGAACAGATCGGCTACCCCGGCCAATGCCCCTTCCGCTTTCAGTATAGCCCCGGTTACCGTGTCCCTCCGTCCTCCGTTCGGGACGCTAAAGAAGCATCCGGCGTATTTCGGGTATTGGAGACGGAAGTATCTGACGCAAGCTTGCTGGGTCTGTGATTCGATATTCCTCATTGTACTTGTCGTCTATCAAGATTAATACAATAAAAATTATCGCTAGGATAGCGAATATGAACGTTATCACCCCGAAGGATAATAACAGGCTTTGAAAAATGTCACTCATAATCGTAATTGTCAAAATCGTCCGGATCGTAATCCGGAATGTCGTTACCGAAATCCATGATTGTTATTTGTTGTTGGTGGTGGCAGCGGGATTTGAACCTGCACGATAGGATTGATGTGGATTGTCAGGTTTTATTTTCAACCTATCTAACACTTAGCAGAGAATTTCACTCTACGATTAACCACACTCAATTAGCGTCTACCAATTCCGCCATACCACCGTGTTTGCCCCGCATATCCTCACGGACGGCGGGGATAAAAACTAAATCTAATACCATGAAAAACACACTAATATCAATATCAAACCTCTAGCTCTTCAATTAAGAGTTGTCCACATCCCATGAACCATACTTGGGAAGCTGGTGATTTCTGGAGCAAGGCGATCTCTATTGCGGCCTCCTTGAACTTGCTCTTGTCATGCCCGGCCTTTTGCCTGATGAAGGATTGCGTTCTCGTAATGAGATCTCCGTCCCCTTCCTTGGGATCACGGGTTATGATATCCTTGCACTCTCTCATCTTATCCTCTATTGATTTAGAGGTGTCGGACAATGATTTCTCTATCTCTTTTTTATCAATGTCAACAACTCTCTTATTGACATTCGTATTGAACGGGAATACGTCCATAATCATTGTCTCCGTGACAGAGGCTATGGTGTAATCAGCCATTGTCCCCTTCATGCCGTCTTCCAATACGGCGATGGCCTCTTTAAGGTTAGAGGCTTGGGCTAACATGGTAGCGGCGGTTTTCTTTTCCGCTCCGCTCTTCTCGTCCAACGTGATAAAATAAACCTTGATCTTATAGAACCGATCACCATTCTCGTTGAAGAATAATTCGGATAAACGAGCTCGTTTAATGTCTGTTACCGTGAACTCACCCGTGATGAAGGGGCGGATCTCCTCGATGATTTTTGCTTCCGCTTCCGTAAAACTTAAGCTATCAACTAAATATTCTTCTGTTACCCGTTTTTGATTGCCATTTTCTAATAATTTTTCAAATGACACTTTACATGAAAAATATGTTCTTGCCATAATTATTTATTTTTTATAAATTCCCACCTAAAACCTCCAGCTTGTCTATTTTTACCTTGACATACGCAAGATATGTTTTGGCTTTTTATCCCTGTTGATTTGGCCGCTTGTGATATTGATTCAAATTCTCTTATATTATTTCCTTTATTATCAATTTGAATAACAGGTTTACCCGGCGCAAATTTCTTTTTTAAAATATCTCTTCTGTGTATCTGGTTTTCAGAAGAGTCACACCATTCTATATTTGATAGATTGTTATTGGTCTTATTTCCATCAATATGATTTACTTGATTTTTGAAAATATCACGGGGTAGGAACGATTTAGCTACTAATCTGTGAATAAGAAAACGTTTATATTCCCCATTCTTAAATAGTGTCACTGTTAGATATCCTTTACTATGCTTGCCAAGCGATAGAATTTGGGCATTTCTTTTATATCTTCCAGTCCCTTTACTTTCAAATATCCTTTCCTTAGACCTAACTCTACCCATATTAGAAACTTGATATAACCCTTCGTATCCAACTATATCTTTCCAAATTTCATCCATATTTATATCATGTATTGTGCATATTGTTAATAGTTTACGTTATACTTCTTTCTCTCGTATTGTGGTACATACCCCTTGCAAGGGGTGTTCCCTTCAAATAGGGCCGAAACCCTTACAGTTTCCCCATCTTTTTTAGACGGGTCTTTCCAATGCTTTTGCCGTTGATGGCAAAGGCAATGTCTTTTACAGCAATCCTCATTGAGGCAGTATTTAAGATCTCTCATTTTTCTTATAGGTTTCTAGCTTCTTGACCTCCTTTTTAAGGAGTCTGGCCGCATCCATGTATTTGACGCTGCCATAAGGAGCGGTAATAATAATGTTTGCATGCCTCACGATCTTATCGATAAGGTAATTTGGAGGCCTGTCGCTTTTTCTCATCTCCTGTAGTATTGTTGATACATTTCCTCGTAGCCGGGATCGCCGAAATAGGGAAGATAGCAACCCAGATCGGTTTGCGCCCAGACTTTCATCTTATCCATGAGTGAGGACAGTTCGGAGGTTGTCATGGCGGAAGTCTGGTAATCTACCTTTTGTCTCTCCCCGGTTATCCTGTTCGTATCTTCTCTCATCCCTAGCAAAGTCCTCTTGACATCCCGTTTACAATCTTCTAAGGAGGCATAGCCGATATGATCCGATATCACTTGACACCATAGATGGAAAAGGGCGTTTTGGTTCAAGGTCCTTCGCCTTGCTTTCTTCGTGATCTCGAAAGGATCGGTACCGGACATTAATTTCTTATAGTACATGTCGGCTCGCTCCCGGTCGAACTCGCTTGTTGGATTTATGATCATAAGCTAAAAAGGTAAATCGTCTATGGGTTGAGCCATAGGCGGGAAATCAGATTGGGATGGAACGTCGTTGGCGGTCACTTGAGGTCTGGAACCGGCACTGTCGCTCTTTCCACATAACATGATATCGTATGCCAATATATCGGTAACATACCGTTTTATACCGTCTTTCTCGTACTCCCTGTAATTGATCGTCCCTAGGATTGTCACCTTGTCTCCCTTGTGGATGTATTTCTCGGCTATATCGGCCAACCCACGCCATGCCACGACGTTATGCCATTGCGTCTTCTCCGGAACATCCGTGCCGTCCTGCCTCTTGTATCCTCCGGTGGAGGTGGCCAAGGAGAATGTCGCCGCCTTGACCCCATTATCGAAAGTCCTTATTTCCGGATCCTTACCTACGTTGCCTATCAATAGGCATTGGTTTATGCTCTTGCTCATGCTCTTTTATGATTTGTAGATTGGTAAATTATCGAATAGGCCCCTGAACTTAGACCATTGGACGAACTCTTTCAGTAGGATACGATTGTCTTGCTCCATAGTGTTATACCAATGACATCCGATAGCCGGGGCGTAAGGCTTAAGCTCCAGTCCACGGACATCATAACCATGTTTGTCCTTGTCGTATCCGACGAACTGGAACAAGTCGAAAAAGAAGTCTCCCACGCCGAATAGCTCCATATAGAATCTCCACTGGCAACTATCCGTATAATCGGAGTCCTTTATAGGGGAGTATTTCGTCTTTATATCCCTTATCTCAAGTCCGTTTATGATATCGGCACAACCCGTTATGACTATTTCCCCCATGTCCATGTATTCCCTTATTTCGTGGAAGGCATTGGGGAAGCGGTTCTTGTATTCCAGAGCTGTCTTGCATTGTTTCAAGTCCAGCTTCACGGGGTAGCCGTCTATATCGAACTCCCTCCCCGGGATCTCCGTCTCCGTCCCCGGGATCTTTTTGCATCCGAGGGTATCGCCTTCCACTATCTTATGGAAGGCCGTCCCCACTCTCGTATACTGGTTTCCCGTGAATTGCCCGGTGAGATTGTCTATGACCGATCGCTCGTCATCATATTCGGAATGTTCCGTTATGTAACGCCTGAACTTCTCCAGTTGGGTCACCCTAAGCAACCTTTTCATCCTTGACGAATTTACCCGTTTCCTTGTTAAATACGAATCCTTTCTCTCCTAGGACTTTTATCATCTTCTCCTTGAAAGGTCTCTCGAATACCTTGTTTAGAGATTGTTTTATCTCTATCATACGGTTCGCCTCTTCCTCCGTCTCCACGGCTTCCAGCGCTATATTCGCTCGATCCAACGCTTCCATGGCGATCCTTTGTTCCTCGGTCTTGCTTTGTATGGCCTTTTTAACCTTTGACACTATACCGGCCATGAAGGAGGGAAACTCCGTTGAGTTGCATTCAGGTATCACGGTTGGCGGTATTTGTGCCACGTTCTTCCCTACGGTGGTATCTGTAGGATCGAAACATATGGTTCTCTTTCCGTTTATCATGGTGATAAACCCCACTTGATCCGCTATACGGATCAACAGGTCCTTGGATTGTCCCGTGCAGTCCGGGGAATGCTTTATCAAGTCTCCCTCTTGGGTCTCCTTGTCATGGCATACGAAGATGATATCCGAGCAATCGGACCGTCTCCTGTTGACGAAGTTCTTGAACTCGTCCGCTATGTAACCGAACAATTTAAGCTTGTTCTTGCTCAGCTTGTAATCTTGCTTAACCCCGTATACGGCCAAGAAATCATCCAGCATTGATTTCGCCGTGTCCACTATAATGGTTTTATATCCTTTCATCGAGCCTTCCTCGGAGAGAATATCCTCCCATGTTTGCGCCGTAAGCGTGTCGACCTGATTCGCCGCCCGGTCAAATCCCCGGTCGCAATCGATCAATAATGGGTTCTCGCTCGTGTTGGAAAGGGATGTCTTTCCTGCTCCCGGTGTGCCGTAAATGACCATGATAATAGGTCTAAGCGGCCTAACGTCTGTTTTCTTTAAAATAGGCATAATATTTATTTTTAAAATGTTTCGTCAGCCTCCGGGAGTCGAACCCGGACTAAGACCATCGGCCGCCCTTCCCTCACTACCGTGTCCCTTTCCACCGGGCCAATGATATCGTCATGGCCTACCACTTGTCTAGGATATCGGTTGCCGGTCTGGGTCGGGGTTGCACCTCGTAAGGGCGGGATGTTACCAATTATATGAATCACATAGGAACCTAAGCTCCTCCATGCTCTCCTCATATTCCTCGTTGTCCTCCTCCCCGTCGTACTCCGGTTCGCCGTCGGGGTCTTTGATGTAGATGTCTCTCATGCGATCCTCCGATAAGCGATGCCTTGGGACTATTGTATTTCTTTAAATACCCCTCCAGCTAATTTGTAATATGTATCCGCCTTTATCTTCTCCCCATCAACAAATTCCGTTTTTACGCAAACGGGGATATATCTTTGCTTTTTATCAGAATAAGACCATTCGGATAATGTTATCCATGATCCTTTTGAGGCTTTTGCTACAGAGTTAATACCTGCGCACATGATGACACAGCCTTCGCCTGTGCTGTCTATCTTGGCACCGTTGCCGGATGATCCTATCTTGGCACCGTTGCCGGATGATCCTATCTGGGCATAGTTGCCGGATGATCCTATCTGGGCATCGTTGCCGGATGATCCTATCTTGGCATCGTTGCCGGATGATCCTATCTTGGCATCGT